ATACAAGCTGGGATGCAAGCTGGGATGCAAGATGTATACAAGCTGGGATGCAAGCTGGGATGCAAGATGTATACAAGCTGGGATGCAAGCAGGGATGCAAGCAGGGATGCAAGGCGTTCATAAAATGTTTACAAAATAAGCCGGTCAAACTGTTGTCAAACTGTTGTCAAACGGCCTTGAGTAGAGTATAATAAAACCATGAAACACAACAGCGTTTCAAATACCGAACATCCACCACTACTACAAAGGAGATAAGACCTCATGAAATGTTCTATCAAGTACGTTATGCTCACCGCTGTTAAGGCAAAGAAGGTGTTTGACCTTCTTTTCATCGAAGCGCACAACATTCGCGCCTGCACGGAGTGCGCCAAGCTGGACGGGTACAAAGTCGTAGCCAGCAAGGCCGGGACGAAAGTCTTTGAAATGGACGCTCTCGACGTCAACTATCCGAACATCCTTTCTGAGATGTGCGCCGCCGTTCCCACTGACTTCGCATGGAACGACCTGCACAGCAAGCTCGAAGAGACGGGCGAGAAGCCGGACGACGAAGAGCCGGACGACGAAGAGCCGGACGACGAAGAGCCGGACGACGAAGAGCCGGACGCCGCCCAGAAAGAAGAGGTAAGCAATGGCTGATACCTGCACAGCCGGGTGCTGTGTCCCGGCAAACGTGTCCTATGTTCTGTTCTATGAGGACGCCGCCCAGAACATTTACGGGCTGGTGTACGACAAGGACGAGAATCTCTCGAACATCGTGTCTGGTGTGGGCCGCTTTGACCCCGTTCCAATCACGGCGTTCGAAGAGGGCGCAAGACACGGCTTTCCTTACAGTCCCGCGTGGAATCCCTGTTGTCACGAAAACAAGAGCATGACCCAGATGGAAGCGGAGTTGAAAGCTCAGAACCATCTTATCGCCACCGTGTACAACGACCACCTCAAGCCCTCTGCGCTGTACCCGGCAAATGCTGACCCCGTGGGGAAGCAGTTCCTCAGTCGGTGGATTTTCGGTTGAAGGGGGTACAGAACCATGCAGGACATCAACAACAAACTGGCCGCAATCGTTGACCTTCTGACGAAGATGTTCAACGCACAGGCCAAAACAAACGAACTGCTGTATACTATCATCGACAAGCTGGACGTGATTCACGCCGCCCAGTGACCGTACTAAAGGAGACTATATTATGGCTACTTTCAACAAGAATCGTTCGACCGTTGCCGCCCCGGAGTATGACGACCGCCCCAAGCTGAACATCAAGGGGGCGACCGTCAGCGGCTGTCGTTTCCTCAGTGACAAGGTGATTGCATTCACCCTTAACCTTCCCGGCCTTGCCCTGTACAACATGAAGGTCATCGACGGCAAGAACGGCGCGTTCGTCAGCCCCCCTCAGAACAAGAGCAACAAGAGTGACCGTTGGGTGGACGCCGTCGGGGTGTGGCTGGACAGTGCCGATGAGAACAAAATCGCACGGGCCGTTATCAATCACGCCACACAGGCAGGCGACCCGGTGGACTGGAAGACCCGGCATGAGGTGTGACAATGGGAAAGCGTAACAGAGAAGTTGCGCTCGACCTCTATACAAAAGACGGCTGGGTGAATATCCCGGCCGTTTCTTCGTTAGGGGCATGGTGTAACATTATAATAGGTAAACGGCAAGTGGGCAAAACCTACGGCACACTGTTGTATGAGCTGACGAACGACAAACCATTTCTGTATCTGCGTCGCACCACCACAGAGTTTGACGCAATCACATCTGACCCGCAATTAAACCCCTTCTTACCCCTCAAGAATGAAGGATTTGACGTGGACATTGTGAAGAGCGGCAAAGTGACATACACTATCGGACAGTATGAGTATGAAGACGGAAAGCCCAAAGACTGTATCAAGAAATACGGCATAGGGATGACTCTGCCCAGCATTGCGAATATACGCGGTTTCAACGGCTCTGCTTTTCATGATGTTGTGTATGATGAGTTCATCCCGGAGAAAATCGTTGTGAAACGCAAGGCAGAGGGCGACGCTCTTTTGAATGCCTATGTCACCATAAACGGCAACAGGGAACTTGAGGGCAAACCCCCGCTGAGAATGTGGCTACTTGCAAACGCCTTTGACATTACGTCCCCGGTGCTGGTCGAGTTGGGCGTTGTGGATGAGATTGCAAAGATGGCAAGAACGGGGAAGGAATGGACGCTTACAGATAGCGGCGTTTTCCTCTGTATGCCGAAGTCTCAGCGCGTCAGTGAGAAACGCGCTCAAACTGCGTTCATGAAACACATGATGAAGAACAAGGATTCAAAGTTTTATCAGATGGCAATGGAAAACAAATTCAGTTACAACAACCTTGAAGCAGTCCATCCGATGAGTTTGCGCGGTATGAAACCAGAGTTCAAAGTTGGGGATTTGTATTGTTACAAATACGATGATGCACACTATTATCTTTGCAGTTCCCCTCACCAGTCACATGAAGTATACCCCGATACACAGGCCGGGCGAAATACTTTTAGACTGGCTCATCCTTACTTCGGTTTGATGTTTGTTTTGGGTCAAGTATGGTGTGCCGATGTTCCGGTCCTTATCAAGATAAGAGACTATCTTGACATGAAGGAAGAGTGAGTGCTATTATAAAGGTGCGGGGGACTCCAAAAGATAAGCGCCCCGGAAGGGCGTGGAGTTGCATTCTTATCTTGCATACCCCCGTTATCATAGAAAGGAGCGAAGCAAATGCTTTCTTACTCATATAGGACAGATGCAAACACGTCTGTCTCCCCTCACTTCAAAGTGAAGGAGTTTCACAGCAGGAAAGACCCCTGTGATACTGTCATCATCGACCCTCGTTTGGTTGACCTCTTGGAGAACATCCGACGCCTGACCGGCAAGCCGGTACACATTAATAGTGGGTATCGTTCCAAGGAGTACAACCGAACTATCAAAAACGCTTCTCCGAAGTCTCAGCATTGCGAAGGTAAGGCGGCTGACATCTGGATTGAAGGTATCAGTCCGGAGAAAGTAGCCCAGTATGCCGAATGCTTTTTGGGGGCGTCTGGGGGTATCGGAATCTATCATACATTCACTCATGTGGATGTAAGAAACGGCAAAAGCCGATGGAAAGGAGCTTACTAAATGAAACTCGATGATGTTCTTATGCTGGCCCGTGCGGGATATTCCAAGGCCGACATTGCCGCCCTTCTGGGTAGCAATACCGCGCCTGCCCCCACGACTCCCAAGGCCGCCCCGCTGACGGGTGCGCCCCCCTTGCCGGGTGACGTTGCAACAAATGTTACTGCTTCGGCAAGTTCGCCTGCCGCCCCGTCTGCGCCGGACTGGGGTGCTATGGCTCAGAGCATCGCAGCACTCACTGCGCGGCTGGATACTTTGGCGACCCCCACGGCGGGGAGTCTGAGCGACAATACCGCCGACGCCGTGTCGGTCGATGACATTATCAGGGCGGCTATTACGCCCGTAACACCGGACGCCGCGCCGGACTTCTCGAAGGGGGTGTAAATCGTGGCAAAATCGAAGAACAATATGCCCACCCTTGCAAAGGCTGACGTGTTCCGTCCGAAGGACGTCTACACCATCGTCAATGCCGTCTTGCAGGACGTCACGGGGCAGCGGACTATCACCGCCGTGGACACTTCGTCTTTCATTAACGTCGGGCAGATGTGTCTTTCGACCAGCAAAGAGGGGACGTTGCAAGCCCTTTCCAACATGGTGGCCCGTACCGTTATTACCAGCCGTGCATACACGGGCCGATTCACTTCCATCGAAATGAGCAAGCAGGACTGGGGGTTGTATATGCGGAAAATCGCCTTCTTTGCGGGCGAGTTCGAACAGACTGACTTCGTCAACACCCAGCAGAACCCCGATACTCTGGTGGACGGTAACAGCCTTGATATGTACAAAATTAAGAAGCGTTACCCCTTTGAAATGTGGTACGGCGACCAGAAGACGCTGAACCAGACGTACACCCGATTCCTTGACCAGCTTAATACGGCATTTCAGTCTGAGTCTGAGTTCTCCGCTTTCATGCAGGGTATGACTGTTGAGATTCAGAACGACGTTGCCCGGTGGAAGGAGATGGAAAACCGCCTGTGTGTCATGAACTATATGGGCGCTATCTACAACACCGGCAAACCGGGCAGTAAAGTGAACCTTACTGAGGCTTTCAACGTGGCCCGGAATACCGCTTACACGACTCGCGAACTTCTGACCACCCATTTGCAGGAGTTTCTTTCCTTCTTTGTGAGTCGTCTGGAAACGGACACGGCGCTTCTGGAAGAGTCCACTGAACTGTTCCACCTGACGCCCCTTTGCACCGATGACAAGGGGAACACCCTGCATCTGTTCCGGCACACTCCCAAGAGTGAACAGAAACTTCTGCTGTACCAGCCCCTTATTAACGATGCAAAAGCGTGGGTTTATCCCGCTATCTTCGGCCCGGGCTATCTGTCTTTCGGCAACTATGAGGGCGTCACCTTCTGGCAGAACATCAACAACCGTTCCGCTATCGACATTATCCCCGCTCAGTTCAACGTGACCACCGCAGAGGCAGAGCGGGGCGAGCCCGTCCATCTTGACTATGTGGTGGGTCTGCTGTACGACAAACGTGCAATGGCAACGACCTACTTTAAGGATAACGTGTGGACGACGCCCTTTAACACGCGTGGCGAGTACTGGAATATTGAGCACCACTGGAAGATGAACTACACCCTTGACCCCACGGAAAACGCCATCCTTTATTATATGGCAGACCCGGTGACTCCCGGCCCGTAACAGCTGAACGCCCCGCCCCCTCTGGGGCGGGGCTTATTTTATAGAAAGAGGTGATAGAATGGCAGGCACATTCAATGGAGCTGTCCCCAAACCCAGTGTGGAGCATGGTTATCATTTTCATTTCGGGAACGTCGAGAAGCGGCTCAATTCAACCAAGGCTTTTGACTACGGGGTTTTGAAGGATTTAGAGCGGTGCGATTTTAAGAAACCCACCAGCATGGAACATCCTGTTATCTACTGTACAATCAATTCCATAAACATTTCGCCGCAATGGAACTACTGTCACTGTGAGGAAACCAAGTCGTTTTACTGGATAGACGATATTACCACCCTTCGGGCGAACATCTGGCAAATCAGTTTAAGTATTGACCCCCTTGCAACTTACCGTGACGCGATACTCAAAACCAAGACGTTTATCGAGTACGGTTTCAACAGTGACGCAAGCGGTGCGCAGTTCCGTTTGCAGGACGCGCGGCAGAACGTCGCAAGGCGTCCGACTGTTTCCACAGTTGCCCTTGACATTACGGACGGCAATTTAGACCCCGATACGGGCGTTTATATGCTGGCCTGTGTGGGCAAAGGTGGACTCGCCACTTATGCCGTAAATCAGACGACCATGAACACGCTTTTAACAGCCCTTTCCGCTTTATGGGAAGCAGAAACCAAAGCTATGGTTGACTGGAAGATTGCACTCCCGGAGTTCATGAACAAGTTTGTGTTCGGCTCTTCGGCAGTTGAAAATATCCGTTCCTGTTACTGGCTACCGATAAACTTTGAACGGTACGGGGCAGGGCGTCAAAGTCCCATCACTCTGGGCGGCTTTGATACGGCAGTCACGGGCCGTATCGTCTCCATGAATGATAACAGGAAGGTCACAACCGCCATTCCCATTCCGTGGCCCGCTGAGGACTGGAAGCGGATGAACTGTCAGATACAAGTTTACGTTCCGAATATCGGCGTTGTAGGTATCCCGGTAGACCAGTGTAACAACGCTCTGACCGTGGATATTGAATGGTGCTTGACTTTGATAGACGGTTCTGTTACGGTAAGAGTAACAGCAGGAGACTACACCGCATTCGTGGGAAGCACGAACATTTCCAGCCCCTACGGAATCGGCGCAAGCAACATTGACCCCATCAAGGCAATGGGCGGCGCGTCCACCATTGTGGGCGGTGCAATGGAGTTCGGTGGTGGTGTTGGAGCGGCGATTCTGACCCCGGGACTCATCGGCAAGGTAGGCGGCGTTCAGACGGCTATGCAGGGCGCAGCAACAGCCGCCGAAGGACTCCGGCAGACCATCACCCCCATCACCCAGAGCGTGGGCTTTACGGCAGGCGCGTCACAGACGCTGTTACCCACCGAAGCGCGGTTGACGCTTCTGTATTATCCCCCGATTGACGATGCAGGCTATCAAAGCCTGTATGGGTATCCCGTTATGAAGGTGGCAACGCCCGTTTCTGGATACTGTAAAACCCGTGGTTTCTCTTGTCAGCCAGAAGGAGCAAAGCCGGACGAAATAGCATATATCAACCGCGCTATGGACAGTGGCGTATTTATCGAGTGAGGTGATTATAATGTATCAATGTTATGACGGATTCTTTGACGGTGGTGTTCCATGTGGAACATTCATCAAGAGCATTTCCAACGACGCCCTTAATTACTGGGAGCGTTCATTCTTCCAGAGATGTCGTTCAATCATCGAGTTCGACGGCCTACCAGAGGCAGCACCCGGACAAATCGGCTGGGACTACGATGCATTCATGTACCAGCTTTTCCGAATGGGCTATGTTGTTGTGTTCAACACTAAGAAGTATGGCATGGTGGTACAGCCCGGGTATCCTTCGGGGTACGGCTTACAGTACCAGCCCCGCGCAATGACCATTTCCACACAGTTCTTCCAGTTCAACCGCCCCCTTGAAATAGGTACTGAGTGCGGCGTTATCAAGCTCACCCCTGATTATCGTGGTATCTGGGACATTATCACCAAGTATGCCGTTGAAATGCAACACGCAGAGGTAGCTATTAGGCAGAGCGCCTTGAATGCCCGGTTTGCATATGGTGCATTTGCCAAAGACGACCGGCAGAAGAAAAGCCTTGAAATGATGTTCCAGCGGCTGGCGAACGGTGAGCCGGGTATTGTGCTCAACGCCGACCTCAAACGCCCCCTTGACGGTAAGACCGGAGAGGGCGGGGCTTATGAACTGCCCATCATGCAAATTGACCGTGATTTGTCAAAGAACTTCATACTCCCCGAACTCATGGAGTTCAGAAGAACCATTCTTATGGACTTCTACCGGGAACTTGGCATCAAAGTCCAGCCCGACAAGAAGGAGCGGATGAACGTCAACGAAAGCGAAAGCGCGGACGCTGAGACATTCAACCGCCGGGAAGTGTGGAGAATTTGCCTTGAAAAGTCCCTTGATGAAGTGAACAAAATGTACGGCCTGAACATTACTTTCAAAATTAACGAACCGAAGCAGGACACAGAAGGGAGTGAAGACAATGCCGGTTTATTACGGAACTCTGGTGAATGAGCTGGACAGTGGTGCAAACCTTGAAGCGCTGTTGATGTACGACCACGACCTTTTTGCAAACATGGTGTTGCCCACGGGGCTGGATAAAATACAGGCCATTTCGACTATTCGTCATCTGCATGGACTCGCCCCGTTGTACCACCCCGACCCCCTTTATATGAAGAGTGAATTATACTGGTGGTCAAAACGGCTCTGTCCCATCTGGGCAAAACTGTATGCTACAACACAGCTTTCCTATAATCCCATCTGGAACACTGAGATGAGCGAACGAAGCACCGATACCACGACCACCGACCGGGATACCAGCACCCAGAGCGACGCCCACAGCCACGGCGGGGCAACAGATACCGCTTCTGCCAACAGCACAAAAGGCGGGTGGAATACTGAGGACGGGGCTTATCATGAAGATACCGCCGCCGACGGCTGGAAAACCGACGACGCCACCCAGCACAGCAAAACCGTGCATGACGGGTGGAATAAAGAAGATGGGCATTATCACGACAAAAACCTTTCGACGGCAGCGGGTGAGAAGACCCGGGACTTCATCGAAGATGTCAAAGGCACTCTCGATAGTCAGGTGGATACTACTTCTCATACTGGTGTTGTGGGGACACGGGACACGAAGCACGACGAAACCATGACGGACACAATCGACACGACCAAAAACACCGTCAGCGATACCGAAAACAAATTATCTGCCGAAAATGAGGCCACCTATCAACCCGACAATACCAGCCATACCGTCACCGATGAAAAGGGCCATTCAGACGAAACCAAGAAAACCAACTGGACAGAGCACGAAGACACGACCCAGAACACCGACTTCACGCAGGGCGTGAAGACCGACCAAGACACGACCCAGAACACCGAAAACCATGCATTCGAGACTACCCGTGATTTGTCCACATCCGACACCCACGGTGATACCCATTCGGCGGCATCTGACGGCACAGTTGACGATACCCGGGCAGAAAGCATTTCGAAAGACCAGCACGCCGACAAGGGAACTACCAAGGGCGGGAGCGTCAAGAAAAACCAGTACGACGACCGCACCCGGGACGAGTCCTTGAAGGACAACAAACACAACGAACACGCCGTATCTCTTGAGACGGGAAAGGAGAACACCACCGTCACCGTAACTCATGAATACAGCAAGTCGGGCAACATCGGCGTCACGACTACCCAACAGATGATTGAAGCAGAAAGGGCCGTTGTTCTGTTCGATATTTACGTTAAAATCGCTGACGACTTCCACCGTGCTTTCTGCCTTGACTGCTATTGACAGGGGTGCTAGAATATGAATGAAGTGATAGCCGCCGTGATAACAGGAATTATCACCTTGACGGGTGTGCTCATTGCAAACAGTAAATCTCAGGCCGTCACCGATACCAAGCTGGACGAACTTACACGGGAAGTCAGGGAGCACAATACCCTGATTTCGAGAGTTCCTGTGATGGAAGAGCAACTTAAAGTTGCAAACCACAGAATAGAAGACCTTGAACGTGAAGTTCAGTATCTCAGAAAGGGGGTGAACACATGAATAAAATTAAGGTTGCTACTTTGACCCGTACTGCCGTGCTGTTGCTGGCTCTTGCAAACCAGATTCTTTCCGCTACCGGACACAGCCCCATTCCCGTGGATGATGCACAGCTTGAACAGCTCATCTCTGCCGGTATGACCGTGGGCGCGGCTATCTGGGCATGGTGGGAGAACAACAGTTTCACCAAAGAGGCTATTGCCGCCGACAACTATCTTGACAGCCTCATCGGCAGAAAGGAGAAGTAATGAACTGCAATATGTATCCCCCGTTCGCCACCCCGGGAGACCCCTTTCAGTATGATTTGAGATGGATGGTGGGCCAGATTCAGAGCTTGCAGGCGTTCGTTGAACAGCTCTCGAAAGGGCTGGACTCGAACAGCGGCAATATTGCCGCTCTGAATCAGGCCACGAAAGCCCTGACCGATGCACAGCACTGTATTAACGACCGTCTTAACAACGGGGACTTTGAAGACGGGCGGTTCATCGAGTGGGCAGACAAGAACCTTCCTGCAATGGTTAACGAAATGGTGCATTTCGTGTGGTTCGGGCTGACCGACTCCGGGCGTTTCTGCGCTTATGTCCCTGCTAACTGGAAGTGGCTCACCTTCGACACCGGTGCTGACATTACTGAACCGGAGTACGGCCACCTCATCATCAAGTATTATTAAGGAAGGAGCTTTTCAATATGGCACACGACAAGAATTGTCATCCGTTTCCCATCGAACCCGCGCCTTACGCGCCGGGCGGTGAGTGTCATCCCTGCCGTCCTGACCCCTGTTGCCCCCCGCGCCCGCTGCGTCCGACGCCGCCCCCGCCCCCGGGCTGTGGGCCGTCCCAGTACGTCGGGGCGCGTTACGTCCCGAAGTTCGCTGACCCCATCGAGTGGGACACGGAACGGGGATATGAGTCCTTGACCATCGTCACCTATAAGGGCGAGTCCTACACTTCGAAGTGTCCCGTGCCGCCCGGTATCGACATCAAGAATGAGCGCTACTGGGCGCTGACCGGTGCATACAATGCACAGGTCGAAGAGTACAAAAATCAGGTGAAAGACCTGTCCCAGCAGGTGACGGGGTTCGCATCTGATAACAAGGAGTTCCGGGAGAAAATCACCCAGTTTGAAAAGGATAACGCAGAGATGAAGAACTCTGTTGCGTCCACTGTCGCCCGGGTGGACGCTCTCGCAGAGCGCGTGGACAACGCCGACGCGGCTATTTCTGACATCCAGGCCGGTCAGGCTCAGACCGTGAAGGACATCGCCGCACTCGAAGCGAAGGACGCTGACCTTCAGCGCCAAATCACTTCCAACGACACTGACATCTCTGCCATTCAGGCGAAAGACCGGGAGCAGGATGCACGGCTTTCTGCCATCGAGACGGTCAACGATGCACAGGCCGCAACTATCACCCAGAACACGCAGGACATTGCCCGGAACACCACGAACATTCAGGACAACGCTGCAAGCATCGCTGTCAACTCCAAGGAGTTGGCAAAGCACGCGGAACAACTCAAAGACCACGCCGCACAGCTTTCCGTTCTTCATAAGGAAGTCACCGATAACCATACGGCTATCGAACGGCTCACCTCTGTTACCGACGGACTCCGGGCGGACCTCACCGAAGACGAGGCCAAAATTGCCCAGAACGCGGACGCTATCGCCCACATCCAGCAGAAGGACGTGGAGCAGGACGGGCGGCTTGACGCTCTGGAAGGACGCGCCACGACCGCCGAAGGGCGGCTTGATGCTCTGGATACCAAGACCGACGCCACCAATACCGCATTGACCGCTGAGACAAACCGCGCCAAAGCGGCAGAGCTGGCAAACGGTGAGCTCATCGCGGCAAACGCGCAGGAGCTGGCCCGTCATGCTGACGAACTGTCCGACCATGAGCGCCGTATCTCTGCCCTTGAGACGAAGACCGACGGTCACACCCAGTCTATCGCAGACCTCAAGGCAAAGGACGCCGCCCTTGATACCGCCATTGCCGCCGTCGATGACAAGGTGGAGCACCTTGAACTCATCGACCCGAAGGAGTACGCAAAAACCATTGAGCGTATCGACGCCAAAGACGCGGCACAGGACGGCGAAATTACGGCCCTCAAAGCCGCAAGCGCTGACCATGTTACCAAGAAGGAGTTCACCGCTGACCAGAAGCGTCAGGACGCTATCGTCGGCGACTGGAAGACGGCGCACCCCAACCAGTCTATCACCCAGTGCGTCGCCTCTATGGAAGGGGAGCTTACTGAGCACGCCGGAGACATTGCCAGCTTACAGACTGACAAGGCCAACAAGACCGACATTCCGGACGTGTCCGGCTACGCCAGCAAGGTGTATGTCGATACGCAGGACGCCACCCGTATTCCCCTTAAAACCGGCGACTATAACAACGCGGCCTCTTCCGTTGCTCTGGGCGTTCCTTCTCATACGGCAGACGCGCCGAACACGTGGAGCATTTTCGGCCTCTTCCCCTATCCTGTCTTCTCTTACAAAAACAGACCGGGCGCCAATGTCGATACTACGAAGGGCAAACTTCACCTGTACAAGGCCGACGGCACAGAAGTCACCGTGCCGACCTGGGTGTCGACCGGCAATATCAACAATGCATTCGGCGTTATTGCCCGGATGGGTACAGACTTCACCCCCGATTCTCCTTTCTATGTTGTCGTGTACCGGAACAATGCCGACAAGTACACCACTGCTGCTGACGAACCGACCGTCTGACACAATAACCAAGCCCCCGCTTCGGCGGGGCTTTTCTTTATCCCAGTCTTTCTATGTCGATGTTTTCGGGTGTTGCTCCTCTTATCGCGTAACTCTTTGTACTCATGACTATCCACGACGCCGACATAGTGGGCTTTGCAAAATCGGTGCGGACGTGGGCGGGTGCGTCGTGATAGGTGAGTAACTGCGCCCCAGTATCCGCAACTACAAGAAAATCATTCAAGTTGTCAATATCATTTTTGAGGGCGGCAACTCCTTCTTTTTTGCCGACGCCTGCAATGGTACTTTCTAGAACCCCGTCACAGTTACGCGCGGCGTAACACTTGGCATGGAGAAAACGAAACTCCTGATACCCATAATCGGCCTGTGGGTGTTCGTCTTCGGCTACGCCGATATAGACACACTTGCCGTTGTCCTTCTGCACAACGCACTTTCGGGCGATGCACAGCCGCTTGATTTCTTCATTGTACTCATCAACTGCCGGGACTTTCTCGCCCTCAAACTTGCATGAATCCGTGTCCCAGTATATGACCTTATCCCAGCCCACAATCTTCAACAGCCGCCACAGTTCAAGGCGGGTTGAACTGGCTGTCCACAGACCCCAGAGGAAAGGAAAATTTTTGTTTGTGCCTAGCCCGTTCCGGGATTTGCCTATTTGTGCTTCTTTAACAGCTTTATCATCCATGTTGTCAAGGTTGTCTTCCCATCTGGTTTTTTTCCATTCTATAGCGTCTTTGATTTCGGCTGTATATTCATCCCGGATTTGTTTCTGTGCGGTAGCTCCAAAAATCGTGTTCACGCAGATTTTAGAAAACATATAATCGGGGCTGTTTTTCATGGTTTCTTTGATTTTGAACTTTTCAAAAATCGTTTTGCGGAATGAGTTAGGCAGATAAGCCAAACGAAAAGCAAACGCTTTCATAACTACTACAGAGTCAAAGTCATATCCTTCTTTGATTCTCTGCCAGTCGTTTGAATCGCAATAGACTTCACACCACTCCACCCGTAAAATACGCCCGTTGTCCGTGTCTTCGTCCGTGAACTTCGATGCACTGTGAAACTTGCTGACGCTTATGCATGGGTCTGGGCATTCATCCTTTACACTCAGATTCTCAAACCGGAGCAGGCCCACCCAACCGTAACCGTCTTCTATAAGTGAATCGGCAAAGCCTATTTCTACATTGTCGGGAAGGTCGAACGGCTCACCCATCGGGAACTTCCGTAAGAGCTGTTGGGACGGGTGGGCGCTCTTGAAGTCGTAGGAATTGCAGTTGGTGAACGTGTACCCAGCTTTCCACCGCGCCCCGTGTGTATCGCCGCCTGCCATTGCTTTATATGCAAGAAAGGTCTGAGCTTTCGACAGGGCAAGCTTTTTCTTTACGACGGGAAAGTGCTTGTCTTTGCCCACACTTTTCATGACTTCTTGCTTCACTAAAGCTGTATTTGAAATGGGGATATTTGCTGCATTAAAGCCGCGCTCTTTCTTCATCCGTTCAATGGCCTCATACAGGCCCAGAACGTCGTTAACACAATAGGCAAACTCTTTATCATCAAGGGGAGTATCGGGAGTGCGATAAACGGTATAATCCAAATCGCCCTTTAACTTTTCGTGCTTGCATCCCTCTGTGGCTCTTGCAAGAGACTTCTGAAAGAGCTTGAGAGAATCCCTGAACTCAATGCCATTTGAAAACTCAAGGGTGAGGGGGTGGCGGCTCTTCGTGTAAAGGGCCTTACAGTCACCCCAGCGAAGCGTTAACAACTGGATGAGATAGGTGAACTCATAGCCCAGATTGTGGACGTACAAAACCAGTTTTCTTTTGTCCGTCACGCGCCACTTATCGCAGAGCGTTTCAATAATCTCTGCCCAGTCCTCAAAGTATCGGGGGACGACTACCACACCATCAATACACGTTTGGAAACTGTATGCAAAGCCGTCTATGTCGCTGTTTGTCGTCTCAATATCAAACGTGCAAGTAACGTCTAAATAAGTCTTATTGTTGCTGTGTACTTCATACGGCATAGCAACACGGGATAGAAATTCTTCTGCCGTCTCACACACGTTAATATCTTGACTGAATCGCATTATTTTCTCCCCTGTCGTGCTCTATACAGTTGCAACAGCCGTTCTCCCTGTGAAATATCTTTTTCAAGATTTGCTTGGTATTCCTTGCCGATTTGTTCCAATTCCAGCTTGTCAATGTTGTTTGAAACTATCGCTTGATAAATAATATCTGACCCAAATAACGCTTCATTTTTCTCTGTCATATACCGATTGAACAAATACGCAAGCTCATCGGGCGTTCCGGTAAATCCCATATCCCGCGCGGCCTGCACCTTATTTTCATTCCATTCTTTATACCCGGTCATGGTTGATGTTTTCATTCCCATAAATTCCCGGAGCTTGAGAAATTCTTTGGTAAGCTCTTCTTTGGTCATCTTCGCCGTGGATTCTTTGAAGCGGGGGCGCTCCATTTTCAATATGCCCGAAATAGACTTATAAGCGGGGGCTTTGTCTGCGAGTCCTTTCTTCTCAAGAGTACGCAAGCGAGTATTTGCCGCCTTGGCGGCTTTCTTCACAATGCCCTTCAACTCTTCTTCGGAGTAACTGCGCGGGGCTTTGTTGCCGGGTGCGTATGTGGGCCAGCTGTGCGCCTGAAATGGGCGACCCGTGCCGCCCTGCTTGCGCGGTTTCTTCGGCTCTGCCGTCTTCTTCGGCTTGCTCGTCTTCTTCCGCTTGCTCGTCGTCTTCCGCGCCTTGGGTGCAGATACGGAAGAAGAGGCGGCTTTGCCGCCCTTCTTGCCACTGCTCTTACGCTTCGTTGCGCCTGCTTCATCGGCTTTCTTGATAAGCCCCGTATCGGTCAATGCTTTCTTCATGCTCTTACCTCTCCAAACTCTCGAAGTAGTTCAAGCGGATACCCGCCTTTGAATGATGAACAGACGGCGCGCAATGATGACGAACCATGCTATCATACATCCGGGCGACGGTCTGCGCGTCCTTAACGTGCATTACCTTGCCCAGCATCCGCACACCCACAACGCCGCCCTTGCTGTCTGTCGGGATGTGGCTCACCGCTTTATCGGCGTCAGTCCAAGAGTATTCATACAAGAACAACAGCATTAAAACAACCCCCCTAACGTCTCCATGAGCTGAATGAAGAACACCAGACCGACGACGCCCCAGACCAGAGACAGAAGCAAGCCCAGAATCTCGACCCACTCCATGACATGACGGTGAAAACGGTCAGTGTTATCCTCTTCCTGTTCGTACAAATACCACTGATTCATCTTCATACTTACCACCCCTTACCTACCAGTGAAATAAATGCTTCACCGTCTTCCACGGCATACGACCATCTAACCAGCGGACAATCGGGGTACGTTTCCACGATGTGCCGGAACGTGCCAGCCACCGCAAACTTGGTTTTGCCGTCTTCTTGCATTATTCTTAACTGTGTATACACATCCGTAACGCCGTATATATTGGCGAGTGTCTTAATGTCTACGTTCATCATGTTAAAACTCCCCTTTCGCAAAATAAGCTACGAGTTCGTCTGCTTCAAAGGTAGGCTCTTGGGACTGAGGGCAACGCCTGATTGCGGTGCATTCATACACCCTGTGGATATAGTAGCGGTAGCCGCCCCAGATGCACCGCTCCTTCGTCCCTTCCTTCCTCTTAAGGTCTGCCAGAATCCACGCCCAGCAACTGGGCTTGATATATTGAATCATGCTTGCGGCACTCCTTTCACTTCGTTAACATCGACAATCATCCGCTGAACCGCCACGCTGCGGGCGTCCACCGGGTCATCCGCCTTGACCATATAGATGACAGCGAACGACCCCACATAATTGTAAACATAGACGTTATAAAGCTTCATCTCATTAACTCCTTTCTAAGGTCATCTAAGGCAAGCGTATCCCCCCGCACTTTATAGGTGTACGGCCTGTGTGTTGCCTCAAACTCTTCCCGGGCTTTCTTTAATACTGCCCACAACTCCAAATCCTCTTGCTCTCTATCCCGAATGAGAAATGATAATCCGTGTGTGTCGTCGTTTTCGTCGTAGAAATCGGGCGTCGGAAAACATCTATAAATCACCCCGTCTTTATAGATGTACAGCCAACGAGCTGATTTATAGTGCCGATGCTCTAACAGTTCTTTTCGAATTGTGTCATTGAGTTTCATACTCACACCTTCCTTTCATATATCATTATATCACGATAACTACACTTTGTCAGCCTGTTTTCTGCTTGATTCCATCTTTGTAACACTTTTGTAACCTTTATGAACGCCTTGCATCCCTGCTTGCATCCCTGCTTGCATCCCTGCTTGCATCCCAGCTTGTATACATCTTGCATCCCAGCTTGCATCCCAGCTTGTATACATCTTGCATCCCAGCTTGCATCCCAGCTTGTAT